TTCATGTCCTCTCTGAACTTGATGTTGAATTTAGTGAAGTCACCAACAACCAAAGTACCTGCAGTGATGTTGTTTGAAGATACGATAGTCAAACCAGCCAACATCATATTAGCATCCCAAAATGCAGGATAAGTGTACTCACCAGATGATGTCTTAGTCAACTCAATTTTAGCAACATCCTCTGGGTTTAATACAACGTGAGTAGGTTGAAAATTAGCAGCTTGAATCTGAGCCTTAGCAACTCTGATTAAGTCAGAAATGTTTGCTCCTGGGATAGTACCTGCGAATGTACCTGCAGAGAATGCCGGTGCAACAGATAATAAACCATTTAAGTCAACACCACCTGCTCCATTTACTAATGAATAATCAATGTTTTGCTCAATAGCTTCCATCAATTCAGTGTTGATTTCAGATCTAACGAATGATAAGTCAGCCAACATCTCTTTTGAAACCTTGATGTAAGCAGCAATTTTCTTAACTTCCTCAGATACCTCCTCATACTTAACCTCTCCATTGAATTTTGCACCAGCCTCATTTACCCATAGAGTTCCTTCAGCTCCTGGAGTAACGTTTTGAGTTTGTTGGATGTAAGTAACGAATTTTGATGTAGTTGTTCCTACATTAGAAATCTCACGTATTCTACGAATAGGACGTGCAATTCTGTTTACTCCTGGCTCTAATACACTCAATGCAACATTACCAGAGTAATCTCCATCAATTGTAGTGTCAGTCTTAACATCCAATGTAATTCTGTTACCTTTCTCAATTGAGTCAGTGATAGCCTTAACATTGTCAGAATAAGTCTTAACCAATGCCTCTTTTAAAGTCTTAGCTCCTTGAGTCTTAGGTGCATCAACTGCCTTCTCAGACATAGCCTCAATACGACCTTCCATTTTAGCAATAGCTTTCTCCATTTCAGAGTTCTTAACTTCGATAGACTTGAAGTTATCAAGCTCGCTTTTCAATTGTGCAACCTCATCCTTTGTAGGAACTGTTGCCATTTTTTCAGAGAACAAACCGTTGATTTTTTCAACAACTTGCTCAGGTGTTAAATTGTTTTCCATTTTTAGTTTAAAAAAAATTAATAATTAAAGTTGTTTAAATACCGTGTTCCAATCAAATATAGGTTGCTCCGGCTCATACAGTTTAACAGAATGCTCTTGCGGTTCTGTTTGTGCGAGTAAAGTCAATTGACTTGACAGGAAGTTGGCTTTCATTTCGAGTTCATACAAACGCTCATCTGAGCCCTTACCATTTGCCAGGGCTTTGATTACTGTTTGTAAATCATCTGAAATCTTATCTATATATGTTTTTTTAGTTTCGCTTTTCATGATGTCAACCACATTAGTCAACTCATTTGCTCCAAAGGTAACAGCAGAACCCTCCCAAAGTTTAACCTCTTGGAGTAGTGTAAATCCGCCCAATGGATTGGAACTATCCTTAACAAATTTAGTCTTATCAGATACCCTTTGGAATCCTACTGAATGCTCCTTTATGATGCCCTCTTGATAGTCTCTCCATGCATCCTCTCCCATTGTTGAGGTCCCTAATCTACCAACAGCAAAGAGTCCATTGTCATCCTCTTGTAACTTACTGAATACTCCGATCTGTTTCTCCCAGTCATGATGTCTTAGGAATGCAATCTTACGATTAGATGCAGCCTGTGGTCCTCTCTCCTGGATGGACTTTTTAAACGCACCCTTTTGGATCACATCATTATCAGAATCAACATTGCCAAACTTTGCCAAATATACTGCAACTTCTCTCTTTGAGGAGTCCATGTCTTTAATTTCAAAGCCGCTTTTTATCTCATATTTACTCATACTTTTTGTATTATCGGTCCATGCTGTTGAACATATTGCAAACCTCTGCTCACTGTCATACTCACTGTTCATACTCTCATCACTCATGCAACGTCCAATGAACTGCTCTTCATTCTCTTCTCCTGTTGGCTTAGGTATTGGCATTTGGTATTGGATTAGTTATCATTGAATTTGCTGTCACAGGATCATAACCATAGTAGTTAACCAATGTATTTACAGCTGTTTGTCTATCCATCTGGCCACTACTTACAGCGGCATTGAGTCCTATGATACCATCCAAACCTCCGACTGTTCCTTTCAAGTTGGTCTGAGCCTGTGCCAATGCAGCGGCCTGTGCCTCTGTTCTGTCTTGTTTCTGTAACTCGATATCAAACTCCTCTGCATATTGCTGTTGAGTTATCACTCCATCTCTAAGCATAACTGACCATGTGTCAACCTTTGTCTTCTCTGCCTGAGCTTTTACCTGCTCATCATCTTGAAGTATTGGCAGATGTTGAAAGTTAGCCTGTAGATAGTACTCACCTTGCAATCCCCACTGAGCTATCATTGAATCATACATCTGTTGAGTCTCTGGAATGATTGTATCAGTGTAAGCCATACGAATTGAATCCCTCACATTGCTAAATGTTGCACCCTTCTCACTTGAGAATAGGTTGTAATTCAAACCAAATGCATCAATGATTGCCAACTTATCCTCTGTTAACTCCTCAAATAACATGAGGTCACGTGTTGGATAAGACATTGGCTGCCAATTAACATTGGACTCAGTGATTATTAACTCATCTTTTTGTCTACGATACCAGTCTTTTTGTATCTTTTGTCTCTCCTCTGGAGTCATTGGAATAGCTCCTCCCATGTCATTACTTTGAGCAGATAAGATACCAATGGCTCCCAGGTTCTCAAGTAATACATTTCGTTTGTTATAGCTGGCCATGATGTTTGACAGTGGTAATCTGAGTGAGTCAATCCTTGAGATAGGTCTTACTATGTTCATACCATCTGCAGTTGTCAGGTATATTGAATCCTCTAATTGAATTGTCTCTTTGGAACCATCATCATAAGTGAATACAAAGGAATCAATGAGGTCATTGATCTCCATTTGCTTTAATTTCTTACCACTTAGATTGATTTTTATCTTATTGTTTGGTAGTGTTATAATCAAATTACGCTGACCAAAGGACCTCACAGGGCAGTAAGCAACCACATTCGAGTATAAAGCATCCTGTACACTCATTGAATATACCACATCAGACCAGGATTGAACTCCATTTGGCTTAGTGATGAGGTCATTAATCCAGTGATCAGTGACTAAGTTACCCTCCTTATCAAATAATGTTGGCACATTAGAGCTCATCATAGTAGCTCTCTTGTTAATAACTGACCTAAGTTCTGGAATATCAATGAATAATCTCCATGCATCCCCAGTATCAAGCCAAACAGCCTCTTTTTTACCCCATATCTGCACTGCAGGTGGGAATATTTGACGCGTTAAGTTTCTATAACGGTCTGTATTAGCGTAATTATCAACGAACGCACTAAGGAAATTGAATGCCATTCAATATTGTTTTGGCAAATGTAATCATTATTTTAATATAAAAAAGGGGGTTTAAATTATGCCAGTTGTCTGAACATGGATTGAGCAAAGATTGATAAACCTGCCAGGCAATCCGGTGCATCATCATTCTTATTCTTACCCTCCTTACTGAAATGAAGTACATTCTGCAGAAATAACTCACATTCAGGAGTGCCATTGTTAACGAATGTAATCCTTTGCTGGATCCAAACAGATTGCATGATGATACGTGTTATCTTATTCACTGAGTTATGGACCGGCAATATCCTTGTGTTGGTAATCTTTTGCAATCCTCTGGCAAACATAGCCCCCATACTATTGGACTCCACCCTGCAATAGGTAACATTCCACTCATTGAGCTTGTTTGCTATCAATGGCATGGTGATGTCAGTGTTTGACTTGTTGAATACATAGTCAACCAAATAGAACTCATTGCCTGCCACTGCCAGTATTGCGAATGCAGTGAAGTCAGCCCCAGCATCTGCCACATCACAGTAAGCAATGCACCCTTGGACTCTATCCTTGATGCTGTTGAACTCAGTTAGTGGAATAGTCTTGAGGTCATTGAACAACCTTCCTTGAATATCAACAGGTGACTGCATGTACTCTGCCTCCCAAATGGAGGGCTCAGTTCGTTTTTTCTTATCCAGGTACTCATCTGTGGTCATCACTGACTCACAAAATGACTTACCATCTATCAATGCAGGGATAACAATTGACTTATCATACATCCCCTCATTCATTTGCCTACCTATCACATCATTCAATGACCAACGTGTGCCAATGTCAATCCTCTTGCATCCACTCTCAAAGCGGCTGTCATGTGTTGCCTCCTTCCATTGGATGATGCGTTCATTCTGAGTGTCTGACAATGCCTGTTCTAATCCTGTGTAAAGGTCATCGGTAACTGCAATGTTATCTGCACCAAATCCTATGATAGTACCTCCCACCCCTGCACCAAAGTAACTCACTTGCTTAGCTGAATTAGTGTTCCATCCTTGCAGGTTTGCCTTATCCTCACTCAGTTGAACGTTAGGGAATACCTGTTTGAACTTATCACTCTTCACTATGTTCCTGACATCATAAGAGAACTTGAGGTAAAGTGTTGCCGTACATGCGTTACGCATTACTGACCTTGCCGGGTTCCTGCCAATGGTCCATGCACAAAACAATGAACTGACATAGGACTTACCTGCCCTTGGAGGCATGGATACACTTAAAGACTTAATCTTGTTATCCTCTATTTCTTGGAATGCCTCTGCGACACTGTGAAGAAATAACCTACTTTCAAAGAATGCCTGGTCATAGTAGAGGCAAAATTCCCAAAACTCCCTACGGCAAAGTTCGAGGCGTAATATCTGTAATATGGCGTTTTGCTTATCATTCACCTTTGAGGAGTTGTCTGATGTCATCTGATGTTAATCCAGTGAGATCTACATTGGTTTGGGTTTGTTCAATCTGTTGTGTTGGAGCTCCATAGGCACTGTCTAAGACCGCCTTATAAGCATTGGTATCCTTTTGTTCAATAGCCTTATCAATCTGAGCTTGATGCATCTTTAACTCTTGGTCATTGACATCAAGTAACTCTCTCAAAATAGTACTTCTGTTGCGTGCTCCTTTGGGTCTTCCATTGGGATTGCCACTTTGACCTGACTGCCACGCTGGTTTTAGATTATCTTCCCTTCCCATAATCGGTGTTTATTCGGTGTAAAGATAATGAATAAATCAAAACATGTTTGCTATGAGGTAATAAAGCCCTATCAATGCCAATGCAACTATCACTCTCATTAGGCTTTCAGTTGCTTTTTTAGGATCATATATCCACTTTTGAATAGTATCACAGCTCTTCCATGGCATGAACAATAGAACGAATTTATCTGCAAAGTATAACAGTGCAAATACTGGCAGTATCATAAGCCCTAATGCTACCTTAATTTTATGCCTCATTGTGTATATTTTTTACTTGATTGTATAATCTAAACTCTTGTTTCATTCCATTATCCCAAACCACATTGATAACAGTGTCAGTGTGATCCACAATAGTGCCAAGTGGCTCATCATTGATGTAGGCTGTCTTAGTCTCAAAGTTGAATGAGTAAACATTCTTAGTCTCTTTTGAGTTCATAGTAATTGTTTATTTCGTTCTTTAGTACTCTTATTCTCTTGGCATAGTTCAATGCATCAATAGGATTACAAATATAATCAAATCCAATATCTGTTATGACATCCACCAATTTGAGGGCTGTATCCTGGTCCTTTGCAATCTTAATTATCTCAGATGTATGAATCATTTATTATCTTATTTCTGACTAAAAAATTATGTTTCATTGAGTTACTCATTGACCTTTTGAACATTCTATATTCGTACACTTTCCCATCCTTTGTCTCATGTGTTACCTTGAATAGGTTGATGTTGTCGCAGAACCAACGAATCTCATATCTATTGAGCTCCTGACATCTCAGATACCTATCTTTGAAGAGTATAGAATACAGCCGCCCAAATGTTTCATTACTTACAGTAACAGCAAATGGTTTCTGTTTTCTATGCAGGTCAATGATTAACACTTGGCTAAGGTAAGGAAAGTTATCAACATGACAAAGGGGAGTTGTTATACTCCCCCTTGTGGCTTACCAGAGCCGAATGTGATCCCCCTTGTGTGCATATTCATTACTTCCCAGGTTTTTGATCTGAACAAGGGGGTAGGTTTGCCGAACCTCAGTTATTAATCTTATCAAGTATTGATTGAGGGGTGTAATACTGCCCTTCAATGTCAATCATTATCTGTACTAAGTAATTCATTTCTTTACTAAGTATTTGAATGCATTATCATAGAACGAACCTCTCACCTCATTGCCATTCATGAACCTGTACAGTGTAGCTGCATTGACGTTCATATCCTCTGCCATGTGAATTATCTTATATCTGTTTGACAGTTGGTCTTTA